GAAGTCGAGAATTTCGACCTCATTTTCTTCTGCAATCCAAGGAATCAAATCTAACTTATATCCATCAGGTAATTCTAATTCTGTGGGTTCACTATAACCTACTACTGGATTCTTATTATTTGAAATGCCGTCTATGTCGAATAACTGTTCTACAGAATTAAGTCTGGCGTGATTCTTAAAATAGGTATCGTGATTTCCTATAATCGTGTGCATTGTCATTTTCTCTTCAACCATTACTCCGATAAACTCTTTTCGCATTCGATTAAGAGTATCATAATTGACATACTTCCGTCTATCCATCAAATCACCAGAATGAATAATGGTATCAATTTTGTGTTCTTTCAAATATGGAAAGAATGTATTCGTCCAAAATTTGTAGAAAAAATCTGAAAATGCTTGACTGTCAGACCTTGCACCGAAATGTGTGTCTGTTATAATGGCTACTTTCATAACATAAATTTCGCAAGATTGTTTTCAGATACTTTTTTAGTTTTGCTTTCCCTTTCAGCTTTCTTCTGATCTCGCTTATTTTTCTTTTCAGCTTCCTTTTTCTCCATATCGTCAATAAACTCCTTTATGTGTATATGAAAATCAGCAGAGCCTTTTTCATTAAGAAAATCATTGGAAAGTTTTTCGTGTGATTGTGCATCATTTATAGCCTCTAATTCTGCTTTTTTATCGGTAAATATTTTGTACTTGATATATTGTTGTTTCTTTTCCTTTTGAATTCTTCGTAAGAATGCGTAGTAAATTATTTGTGTAAAATAAGCAAAAGGATTTTTACTCTTATCTGGATTAAAATTGTGCATATATGCCAGACAATTTTCTAGACCATCAGATATCATATCATCTTTATATGTGTAGTTAATAAAATTGGGTCTATAGGAGAGTCTTTGTGCTATCTGTAGGAAACACATAGCAATGTAGTCAGTAACATAAGGTTTGGATTTACCTTCTTCCTTACATTTCACAATATCTGCCTGATATTCTATGAGGCATTTCAAGAATTCTTTATTATTGATGTAATGGGACTTATTGTCTGGGTCTACTGGGTTTTTGGTTCCTGTCAATTTAGCCATAGTATAATTTCTTAATAAAAGGTAGTAACTAATAGAGTATAATAATGATTATATTTGTACTATTATACACCTTCAAGTTCAATAAGTCAAGTCTTTTATTAATTTATATAACAGGAATGGCGAAGCCCTCGAGGACCGTAGGTCCGAGAGTCTTTAGAACTTACATCAAAACCTATTTTTCGCTTCGCTCAAAATAGGATTGCTCAAGGTTTCACCTTTCGCAATATTCTTTTTATTACCTTTTTTAAACGTAGTTAGGATTATAGAGACAGGTTACGGTTATCCTGTTGGCCTCGCTTGTGTAGATCCACAAGTCTCTAATGAACAAATACCATTATATGGTGTGTTCCGACCCGATTATCTTGTATATTTAGTGCTTGTACGACACATCAATACACAGACCTCAACTCAGTATGTCGAGTATTATAGTCTGCTCACTTCACTAAAAAGCTAATTACCTGTGTTCTGATACAGGTGGAATCCGTGTCTCGTCCCACGGCGAACATATGTACAAATAGAAAGTTATATTATAACGTAAACAAGTAGTCAATGTCAAGTTAAATATCAAATTGACTGCGGGTTTTCGGCAATGCTATGGATGAATACATTTGCGTATGCTGTTCCTCAATATCCAAACGACATTCATTAATGAAAAGGATATTTGATAATGATATTTGTATCGAATCCTCTTTAGAAGTCATTAAAAATGGAACCATCGCCATCTGACTTTTCCCTTCCTCTGTCATTACAGACTGTAGAGAACAAGGATTTTTAATATGTATGGAGCCTTGTTTTTCATCCAATGCGAGAACATCACATATTAGTTCGATTCCAGTATGTTTAAGGTAAATAATACCTTTGTAACTCTTAAATTTTTCTTCTGTTTCTTGTTTCATAATTCAATACTTCTTAGTTTATAATCGAATTTTTCACTATTATAGATTTTCACCCGCTCAAAGAAATGACGGAGAGAGTAATTTTTATGTTTCTTCCAACTCAAATCATCACTTATGTCAAAGAGCGTGGCTTTTTCTTTGTCATCATATTTTCTAAGTACACGACCAACGGACTGTAAATTCCTAATACGAGATTTGACAGGATGACCAAAAATGATATTATGAAGATTCCTAATATTAATCCCGGTACTAAAAGTCCCATAACTAGCCACAATAATAACATTTTCAGATTTTTCTGTAATAGCACGTATATCCTCCCTTACTTCTGTTGCAATTTCTCCAGATACAAAAAATATCGATCTCTCTGGATTTTTCTCCGTTAAATATTTAAATAATTTCTTACCGTGTTTTTCTACGAACTGAAAGAGAATTAGTGTATTTGATTCTCTGGTCATTGCTAAATCACAAATAAATTTATTCCGTTTCTTACAATTTATTAGCCAATCTATCTCATCTTTATATATCATCGTTTTCACAAGTTTCTTTTCTTCGTCTGTGTATTTCAAGGTAATTGCTTCGATTTGTAATTTCGCAATCTGTTCGGCATCCATTAATGCTCTGCTTGTCGTAACATTATGAACAGGACCGAACAGTCCCTCAAGTACCAACTTGTGTGTTTGAGTACCATCTAAAGTACCCGTGAATCCAAACTTATATTCACATTCCGTCATTTTTGTCAGAATGGAAGTAAGTGATTTAGCTTTAAAATTATGTGCTTCGTCTCCGATTACAGCACCGAATTGTTTGAACCAATCTTTCTTTAATTTGTATATAGACTGCCACGTTGTTATTATAACTCTTTTATCAGTTAGTTTATCTTTACCTGCATATATCCTATGCGCCAGATCACTGGTGTAGTCACAAGATGAGCCAGTAGTATAGTCCTCGAAATCTTTGTATAACTGTTCAACCAGCGACGTGGTCGGCACTATTATTAGTATCTTTTTATCAATTGTATTGAGATACCAATTTACCAACGCATATATCATCAAGGATTTACCAGATGATGTGGGTGATATCATCAAAGCCCTCTTATGATTTAGACTGTGATGTACCGCAGACATCTGGTAATCGTATGGAGTGATACTTTCATCATCGACAAAAGGATCAAGTCCATTAAAAAAATTTGCTGTCTCCTCGACTGTGGTAGTCGCCATTAAAGGGAGAGTCTGTATTGTTAACTCTCTGCGTTCTGCAAATTCTTCAACATAAGGTAATAATCCGACATACAATTCACCACCAAAAGCATTAAATAGTCTTATTTTACCATCCCACGCTCTTGAGCGATATGCAGGCATAAATGCCGCTCCTGGTACTTTAAACGTGAAGAAGTCGGATAGATCGTGTGCAATATGAGCCTCACATTCTATATTCAGATATACATCATCTTTTTTATGTACAATAATGTCGGTCAAATTACACCTTGGGTAAACTTCATAAAATCTATCGCATTCTTGATGGCAAAACTCCTTCGTTCAAACATCTTGCAAATTTCTTCTAGGTATTTCACCATCTCTTCTTGTAAAGTCGCCTTTGCTTCTGCTTCCACCACGACTGGATCTACACGTACATAGTCTTTTACCTCTCTGTCTTTAAGAACATAATCAAAGGGATCTGGATCTGAACCATTGTAATAGTTCGTCCTACCCAAGGATACCTTATAGAGTTCGTTTCTGAGCTTTTTCAGCTTCAAACGTTCTCTCAAGAGGAGCTTCAAATATTTATTGTGTTTGAGTGGGGTCGCCAAAGATTCTTTGGCAAGGATTGTTTCGTCTATGTAGAGGTCTTTTTCGACCAGAGCTTCTAATTCATCAATTTTCATACATCCATTATATATTAATTCACTTCAAATGTCAAGTGATTTCTCACCTTTTTTTACTTATTTTTAGAGTGGGGTTCCACTCTGATACGACATAAAATCATATTGCATTGTTAAATCGGTGAGCAACGGCTCAGGAGATTCGTTGGTCATCTGGAGTTCCCCTAGAATAGTGGGAAAAAGATTATGGAATGTGAATACTACAGACGAAGCATTTTTGTTGTTTGAGAGTATATGCAGACTGCCATCAAAGGCAGTAGCTTCACCTTCTTGATATCGTTCGGACATAATTGGACCTGCCGCTTTGTACATCAAATCTAGAATTTCCATATAATTGGAATAGTCTTCATCCACGAGGAATGTAACGGTCATCGGCGCTACTTGGGAAGTGTTTGATTGTTTATATCTGTATCCGTGAATTGGATCAGGAATTGTGATCTCATTTACAGAGAAAGTCGGAATATTACACGTAGTACACCAAAATAGTGTTTCTGGTAATGCGTGTAGACTTAGCTTATAGTTCGTAGACTTAGCTAAATTTATTTTTGTTGGAGTTATTCTAGTTTCTTGTGCCATATTAGTATTTATATAACTCCTCTCAATAAACTAAAAAAGCCTCTAACACAATGAAGCGATAGAGGCTGATTCGACTGCGGCCCTAAGGTAGCGAAATTCCTGAAAACGTACACGAATGGCGTAGTCCTTTAACAGAATTAAACGAATTTTAAGGTATTATAAAAAAAGCCCCCAATCAAGGGGGCTTCGCAGTGGTGCTATTAACACCGTTTAATTGTTTTATATCCTTCTATCTGGCTGATAGTGGATACGGTCTTATAATCCCGCAACAGTAAACTTACGGAAATAAGGATTCGCTCCAGCTGTACCAGATGCGAAAGGATTATGAGTCAATCCGTAACGGGTTTTGAATCCGAGACGTGGTTGAAAGTCTTCTTCACCTATCGACTTCATTAATTGTAGCGGAACGTAAGGACAATAGAAAAGTCCGGCGTCATACATATTAGAGCCTTTGTAACCGACTGTAACGCTATCTGCGGCTGCGAACTGGTCAATATAAACTTTATATTTTCCACCAAGTGTGCCTGCAAAAACGTTATTAACGATATCGGGCTGATTTGCTCCTACATCCATATTTGGAACTGCTAATCCGGCTACCATATCAAGGGCGGACGCAACGTCTGCACTACATAGTATCCAGTTACCACGGCCTCGACCGGTTTCCTTAGCAATCAGATTCGCTTCACGATTGATTTGTATCAAAAGTGATTTGTATCTTTCT